GATAGAAAACTTTACAAACCAACCAGACAAGTTTGAACCAATTTCAGCTTACGAATATCTTAAATGGAGATTGGCTCAGAGCTATAATGATGACACTTATATTGAAAATGAACAAGTGAAAGAAGATGGAAAACAATATCTTCCCGAAGAACAAAAATATAATACATGAAAGCATAAATGGAATAGAGAGTGTTGTGTGGTAGTGAGTTCAGATGACTACTGAACAATACCTACGCCGGTGAGATTAGTCATTCACTCATAAGGGTTTCTTTAAAACATAGTTTTACATTTTTTGTTTGACTAAAAGAAACTACTTTGCACTCTCTTTATTATTTCAGATGCTGATTTAACTAAATAGTTATTCCTTCAAAGATAAGGTTGGCTGCAGCGGAAGGCATCGAACCTTCAAACATCCCTTCTACAAGATGCAACACATTAACGGTGTGTCGTGTTTACCAGTTTCACCACGCTGCAATCAATCTTTTTCTTTTCTAATTCTCTGGCCTGTCTTTGTAATTCAATTATTAAATCATGAATTCCATGACCATTTTTATAAATTGGAATAATTTTATCACTTACAATCATTCCATTAGACCAGCACGTTTCATTGCACTAATTATTCTGGTTATACCAATTCCGCCACCAAATCGTGGAAAGAAATCATAACTCAGAAATTCATCAAGTTCAACTTCTACTCTATCTTTTCCGAATAAATCAAACATCAATTTTGCATATCCCCCTTCAGAGATAGTATAAAATTGTTCTTTCATTTCTTTAACATCAGTTGCACGTTCTGCACTACCGATAGTTTCCATACCGCCCATGATCACATCACATTTGTTAGCAAGTTTATTACCTACTGAATCTAAACCACCAATTTTCATATTCCAAAAAGGACTTGTAGATTCTGGAAAGTTTGTGAGAAAGAATACATCTCCATATTCTTTATACATTTCTTCTTCATGTCCGGCATCTAATTCTACACCAGTATATTTTGCTAATACACTTTGATACTTACCGCCTGGAAAATCTTCTGTATAGGGAGCTCTTTCGTGGTCACATTTGAATCCAAGATATTTACAAAGATCATTTTCTAATTGAAGGAGATCTTCAAAGTTGCCTGGTGATTCAAATTCAAACATGGGAAAAATTAATTCGTGTCTTCCTTCAGTTGGATTTTGTTCTTGTCTGTAACTTGTACTTAAACAGAAACAGCCAGGAAGTTTTGGATTGTTGAGTAATTCGTACTCTAACCACATTTGCCCCGTCTGTGGAAGCGGCCAAGTTTCTCCACTATACTGATAGGTTGCTACAGTAGATGGATCTTCACACGCTGCAAGAATAGATAATCTATTTTGTGTATGAACATCTAAAAAATTTTTGTCTAAAAAGAATTGTCTGAGAAGGGTAGTTACGTGGGTGAAATCATGAGGATCAATCAATATAGTCAATGTTTCCTTTCTATCGGATAGTGCGATTTCTTTTTTATTTATAAGAAAACTAAAACACAATACAAATATAATAGAAAATACAGATACTATATAATTAGATATGAAAAAGAAACATAGACAGCTTTACGATTATTGGAAATATAAAAGGAGCAACTTGACTGAATTCAACAATCCAGTTATTCAAACTCTCATTGGTTTGGTAGTATTTTACATTGGTCTTAAAATGTTTTCAGGTGGAATGAAGTCAATGGGCAAACTAGAACACCTTGAGGTTTTTCTTGGCAATCCTTACTATATGTTTTTGGGGGGAATAATCTGTACACTTCTTTGGCAATCAAGTTCACTCTCCACTACAGCAATTATAGGATTGGTTGCATCTGGTGCATTGCCTTTACCATCTGCAATTGCTGCTGTACTTGGTGCGAACATAGGAACTACAGGAACTATTTGGTTAGCAGGAATGTTAGTGAGCGATGGTATGCCTGTAGGGATTACTAAACAAATAGCGATGGTACATACTGGTGTAAATCTGTTTATGGCAGCCCTATTACTTCCATTTGTACAACAGATTGCAAGATATATGTCTAAATTTTGACTTGACAAATGCATTATAAATTGTTATAATGAATAGAAAGAGTGGGGGAATATTTTCACCACATAACTATAATATGAATAGAGAAATAATATGATTACGATTAAAGTAAAACCAAAAGACAATATGAATCATGTGCTAAGTAAGTTCAAATCAATGGTCATGAATGAAGGTATAATGAAAGAGGTTAGAGCCAAATCTCATTTTGTTAAACCTTGTCTTAAAAGAAAATTGAAAAGTGAAGAGGCGGCCAGACAACGCAATAAAGATGAACTGAAAATTATCAGAAAAATACAAAATGAAGAAAAAGAATGGCGATCAAGATAATATCGTTGATTTAGATCAATTTCGTAAAGAAAAATTCGTTCTCAATATCCGTGTAGATGGGTATTATGCCAATCTGGAATTGGGAGTGTATATCCATATTGTCGGTATAACCTCACCGATGCACACAAAAAACACAGAATGTCATTTTATTGCTGAAGATCATTTCGGAAATTTAGTTACTTTTTGTATAGATGATACCCCACCTGACTTTGTTTCTTCTTCCATGCAAGAATTTGCAGCCGCTTGTATGGAAGCACCAGATCCAGAATCGCCTTTAGTATCTTAGTTTTATAAATAATTAATGAGGGTTATGGAGGGAATATTCGCAAAGAAGATTTTCTGAATCTTCTGGATATGGCCTCTCCCCTCATTAGTTTGTCATACCTACCCTATAAAAACAAAATTTTGTAATAAGAATGTTACGATTCAAAGAATATCTTGTGGAAGCCGACACCTCCAAAGCAACCAGCGTTGAAATGGCAATATGTTTCTATTGGAATAAAACGGTAAATGAATCAACAAGTATATCTGATGATGAAGCATTATCTTTAGCAGAAATTCCAGTAAACAAATGGAATAAAGTAACAGATAGTGCTAAACAAACTGGACAGAATATAGTTAAACTATTACCATCTGAAGGTGTAACATCTGGAAATGCTGTGCATTATGGTAGTGGAAATGATGACGTTTCTAAATTTTGGAAAGATCATGGCGCAGGAGTCGCAGCATCTAGTAAAACACCAAAAACAGATTTAATTATTGGAGATAAAACTATCTCTTTAAAAATAGGTGCAGGACAATTAATGTCTGGAAAGGGCCCAGAAGCAACTGCAACATTTTTTGCGGCATTAATAGGAGCAGAAGATAGTTTAAAGAAAAGTAAAGAAGTACAGAAATGTATAGATGAAATTAAAAAGTTTAGTGAGGGTTATATTACAGACACAATCACTAATCTGAAGAAAAATGATTGGGCAACTGCTCCACAAGAAATTGTAAATATAGAACTTGTGCATAAAAAAACAATGCAACTTCTCGGTACATTATTTGAAAACAATAAAGAATTCCAAAAAGCATTTATAAAAGAGGCCATGACAGGGAATGTTAAATTTGGAGAAAGTTCTAAAGCATCTGCTGGTTGTTTTTTGGTAGGTTCTAAAGATGGAACAGCAATTTCATTTCATGATATTGACAAGGGGGATTACGTAGATAAGGTGATAAGCAAAACCACCATATCAGTTAAACATAAAACTACTTCACAACAAAAAGTAGTTGGTGGAGTGAAAGTAAAAACTGGTAAAAGAAAATGGTGGTCTGCATTAGGATTGTCAACAAAAGACATGACCAAAACTTTATTGAAAGATAAGAAGAAATTAAATAATTCCTACGATCCTTTAGATGAAGGATTTTTTAGGGATATTTTGAACAAAGTAAAATCTACTGTAACAGGACTCGTTGTAGACATGAAGAGAATGGCACAAAGTAAATTTAAATCATTTTTGAATTTTTTTGGGTTTGAACCAGAAGTAGAATACGAAATAAAATTATAATGCTAAAATTTAAACAATACATAAAAGAAGGTGGTAAGGCTGTCAAGGGTGTTGACAGGATCAATCAAGAAAATGTCAAGGATACTCTAAAATCTATATCAACAGGAATCGTTAAGGTTCTAAAGATCACAGATAAAGATACTGAATTACTTGGTTCAACTGGTAAGAAACTGCCAGGTGGTTCTTCTGGCGATATTGATATGGCAATTGATGCAAATAAAGTTTTAAGAGCAAATAGCATTCAACTTGCTGATGAACTATTCGATTTTATTTCAGATAAAGTAAGTAAAATTTCCAAGACCACAGTTTCTAACAAAGGAACTGGTGTAATATCTCTTGAATGGCCAATTGTAAATACTGATGGTAAACAGAAAAATAAAAATGTTCAACTTGATTTAATGATTGTTGATAACCTGAATCTTGCAAAGTTTAATTTCTGGAGTCCTAACGAAGAACAATCAAAGTGGAAGGGAATTTATAGAAATATTCTGTTGTCATCTATGGCTTCAGCTATGAATTTCGATACTCTTGAAAAAGGATTTGATGCAGACAATGTAGAAGTTCCTGTTTTATTCAGAAGAAATTTCATTGATTTGAAACGTGGATTAGTGAGAGGATTACAAACAAGAGTTGGAAAATCTGGTAAGTTGTTTGCAAATGGTAGAAAACAAACACTTGAAACAGAAGTTCTTGAAGATCAACCAGACAATATTGTAAAAGCAATTCTTGGCCCCACATTCACAGTAAAAGATACCGAATCCTTTGAATCATTATTTAAAATATTAGATCATTCAAAATATCTGTATAGAAATAAAAAGAAAGATATCATCGATTCGTTTCTTGTGATTATAAGAAAATCTAAGGGATTAGTTGTTCCAGATGAAATGGAGAACTTTGTATAAATGAAAACCTTTAAACAATACATCTCTGAAGCAAAGAATGTACATCTTTTACACATTGACCAATCTCTATTGATTGATGGTGATAGCGGTGTTAAAACTACCGTCAATTTTTTAGAATCACTTATTGATATGTTGAGTGGAGGAACAGATGGTGCATTAAAAATTGGACTCAAGTGGGATGGTGCTCCAGGCTTAATCGCAGGAATTGAACCCGAATCTGGAAGGTTTTTTGTTGGAACTAAATCAACATTTTCCAAGAAAGTTCCAAAGGTTAATTTTACAAATGAAGACATTGATAAGTTTCATGGCGGGCAGGGTGAACTTCCAGACAAACTAAAACTTGCATTAAAATTACTACCCAAAATTTGGAAGGGTAAAGGAGTATTTCAGGGCGACTTGATGTTTACACCAGACCAAAAGTTCAATGAAACAATTGATGGTCAATCTCTATTAATGTTCAGACCAAACAGCATTGCATACGCAGTTCCATCAGATAGTGATTTAGGAAAACAAATTAATGCCGCAAAACTTGGTATAGCGATGCACACAAGGTATACAGGAAAAACACTTTCAGATATGTCTGCTTCATACGATGTTACCAAGAACGAGTTTAAGGAAAATAAAGATGTTTGGTTTGATGATGCTAACTTGACAGATATTGGTGGTGCATTATTCAGTAAGACAGAAACTAAATACCTAAACAGTCTCTTGAAAAGTCTCAAAGCGATTGTCGGTAAATCAAAATTTGCAATAAACAAGTTACAGAAAAACTCTAAGGGGATAGTTGCAGAACTTGTAAGATTTGACAATAATGAAATCAAGAAGGGTTTTGTTATCAAGAATTCTAAAAAGTATTTTAATGATTTTATTGTATGGTTGGTTAATGAAAAAAAGACAAAATTAAAATCATTCAATGAGGCAAAAGAAAAAGCACTACGGAATAAACTCAACTCTGAAAGAAAAGATTGGGAATTTGTTATCGAGTTTATTGCCCAAACAATCGTTATAAAGGAACAGGTCGTTACTCAATTGAATAAGATAAAACAACTGAAAACTTTCGCAAAAACTGATTCTGGATTTGTAGTAGTCGGGCAGGAAGGATTTACTGCAATATCTGATGGAAAAATTGTTAAATTGGTTGACCGATTGGAGTTTACTAAAAATCTATTTACAACAGCTAAAGATTGGGATGCTGGGGAAAAACCTAAATGAATAAACATAAACGAAATGCAAAAATAGCAACCAGACTTCAAGAAGCATCCGAATGGGAAGAAATGTATGGAGATGAAACATATCAAGATTCTCGTTGGGGCGATCCTGCAACCATCAGAGGCAAGATAGAAGTTGCACGAAATAAAGTTAAATCAAAAAAAGAAGAAGGAGATGATGAAGAACAAGATCATAGTGACCATCAACAAAGAACAAACGAATCAAAAAAATCCTACGAAAAATTCATCAAAGAAGTAAAAGGAACAACGGCGGTATTCACGTTTGGCCGATTTAATCCTCCAACAATCGGACATGAAAAACTATTAAATGTAGTCGGGAATACTGCTTCTAAACACAAAGCCGAGAGTTTTATATTCACAAGTCATTCTCAAGATGCAAAAAAGAATCCCCTTTCAAACGATCAAAAAATAGTATTCATGAAAATGATGTTTCCCAAACATCGTTCTTCTTTCATGAAAACAGAAGCAATAACAGCACTTCACGCATTGTCAGAAATTCATAAGTCAGGAAAATATTCAAAGGTTATCATGGTTGTAGGAAGTGACCGTGTGAATAATTTTAAAACTCTTCTGAACAAATACAATAATACGGAATCCAGACATGGTTTCTATAGATTTGAAGACATAGATGTGATCTCAGCAGGAGAACGAGATCCAGATGCAGAAGGTGCAGATGGTATGTCTGCATCCAAAATGAGAGCTGCAGTTAAAGATGGAAATTATGATATCTTTAAAATGGGAATCCCCTCTGGTGTATCGGAAAAAGATTGTCATACTCTTTATAATGCAGTCGCAAAAGGAATGAAAGTTAAGTTGGATGAAATTAGGAAAGAGTGGGGGTTGGATGAACTGAAAGAAGCACCAGTTAAAGCAGCAAAGTCGAAGGTTCCATCGAAAGGGTTGTCTCCTTCACAACGGAGAAAGATGGCAATTCGTATGAGAATTATGGCGAAGAAACCTTCTTTTATAATGAAAAGACAACGTGCAATGAAACGTGCAGCAACCAAAGCAAAACTTTTTACGAGGGCCCGAAAATCAGCAATACAGATGGTTGTTAAAAAATTCTACCCCAAACTTAAAACAAAAAGTAGATCAGAACTTAGTTATGCAGAACGTGGAAAAATCTCTGATATAGTCAAAAAGAAATCGGCACTTATTTCTCGATTTGCAAAAAGACTTGTCAAAGATAAACGTAAACAAGATGTGGAACGAAGAAAGTCCATGAATAAACCAAAGGAGAAGTAATATGTGTAATAACGAAGAATGCAAATGCGAAAATTGTACGTGTGATCCCTGTGAATGCACAATTGATAACCAATGTGGCTGTGATGAGGAATTAGTCTCAGCGATATAGAAAGGATGAAGTGGCTGAATATATTAATAACGAACCATGTGAGTTTATTTACAACATAACCGCTGTAGAAAAGATTATTGATGGGGATACTATCGATGCGGTTTTTGATTTGGGTTTCGATGTACGGATATGTAATAGAATCCGTTTACTCGGAATCGACACACCAGAATCCAGAACAAGACATAAGAATGAAAAAATCTATGGTAAGTTGTCTAAAGTCGCATTAACATCGTGGATACATTGGGCAATATTGTCAGACAGAGATGATATTGAAATACAATGTAGATGTCCAGAGTCAGATAGCAGAGGTAAGTTCGGCAGAGTATTGGGCGAACTTTGGATTAACTGCACAGAAGATGGACATGAGTTTGGTGGATGGACAAACATAAACAAATGGATGTGTGAAAGTGGTTACGCAGTTGGATATCATGGACAGAACAAAGATGATGTTAAAGATGAACATTGGAAGAATCGTCTAATGCTAGAAGAACATGGAGTTCATGAACTATTAGAATGGGATGATAATTAATGAATTTCTGTAAGAAGTGTGGTAAACCCTTTGAACCAAAAGCTGGATATAAGAATTATTGTAGTAATGTGTGCAAAATTAAGAAACCAGCATGCAGATGGAATAAGGACATAGAAGAATATAATTCAATAAGTAAAAAAATAGGAGAATACCTTGGCTTATAGTGAAAAAGTAATAGAACATTTTGAGAACCCCAAAAATATCGGTAGTTTAGATAGTAAAAGCAAGTCTGTCGGTAGTGGTCTTGTGGGTGCGCCGGAATGTGGAGATGTAATGAAACTCCAAATTCAAGTCAATGAGGAAAGTGGAGTTATAGAGAATGCAGTTTTTAAAACCTTTGGGTGTGGGAGTGCTATCGCTTCCAGTTCTCTTGCAACCGAATGGGTTAAAGGAAAAACAGTAGATGAAGCATCTATGATACAGAATACAGAGATAGTAAAAGAACTATCTTTACCACCAGTTAAAATTCATTGTTCAGTTCTTGCGGAGGATGCGATCAAGGCTGCAATAAAAGATTATCAAAGTAAACAACTAACTAGAAAAGGACAATATGGGATTTTTGAGCAAACTGAAACACCATGCAAAAAAATTAATCGGTAAACAAACAGACGTGGCCGAAAAGGTTGCAGATCATGTAGAAGATGAAACAAAGAAAATTACTAAGACCGTGAAGAAACCAATAAAGAAAGTAAAAGGATTGGTTAAAAAAGGTAAAAAGAAGAAGTAATGGTGTCAGTTGACATTAGTTTACCAAAATCAAAAAAAATAGAATGGCATTCGCAGTATCAAATTTTCAAATCGATATCTCTTCCGAAGTATTACTTTGAAGAAACCTGTTCCCCTTTTAAGAACAAAAAAGGAAATATTATCTACACCATCTGTATTCGATCACGGCATTGATATAATAGGGGAAGATGAAGAACCTGAAATGTTTAGAATTAAATTTAAAAAGAAAAATGTTCCAGAACATCCATACTGCACAAATTGGCCTGTAAGTAAGAAAGAAGAAAATGAAAACGTTTAAAGAGTTTTCTGAAGATATTACACATTATCCAGAACAAGTAGACTCTAAAAAAGATAAAACTAAAGGAGATTGGATAACAGGCGATCCAGTAAAACCCATAACTGTTTCGGGTGGAGACATGAAATCTGTCCTCGACAAAGCAAACAAAGATGTAGAAAAGGAACGAGGCACAAAAGTTAAACCTTTTGTTGTTTAGTAAAGAAAAAATGAAAACATTTAAAGAATATCGGTTAGACAGAAAACTTGACAAACTCGTTCATGATGAAATCAAGAAACGGAAACTTGCAAAACATCCAGTTAATGCGACTGATGACATTAAAATGAGAATGAAACCCAACAAACCAGCATTCAAATTTCCTACTCCAACAGGGTCTATGATGATTCATGTATATCTTAGAAAGATGGCCCCACCCGCCTCAAAAGACACGATGGCATTCAACTATCAATTAGAGGACAAGTAACATGAAAAAATTTAACGAGTATACTTCCTTTGAGGAAAAAATACTTGTCACGTTGAGAAAGAGTCCATGTGACCTCATGTCACTTTCCCATAAACTTAAAGAGGATATTATGCCAGTCAGTTCTATGTTAGAACATCTCAAGGTCTATGATAAAGTAGAGATGTTCAAAGAGAAGTGGCAAATTAAGAAAAAGAAAAACTGAATTGGAAAAAATGAGCTATTCACGATGGTCAACTTCTAAGTTCTACACATATTGGAATTCTACTAAGGTGTATGACAAGGAAGATGAAATTTTTATGTGTCATACTGACATTCAGAGATATTATGGATTTACTTATACTGAATGTACGAGGTTTGAAAATGACCTTATTGCGATTAAAGGAAGAATCAACGAAATCAATGATGATGATGAAGCAAGAGAATTACAGGGTTATATAAAACAATTCATAGAATCTGTAAATACAGAATATTCAACACTAGCCGGAAGATGAAATCTTTTAAACAATATATCGAAGAATCCGAATATCAAGGAAAGACGGTCAAACTCAATGACCCCTTTCGTGCCCCTAAAGGAGACAGGAAGAAGTTCTATGTCTATGTGAAGAACGAAAAGGGGAATGTGATTAAACTAGGTTTCGGAGATCCTAATATGGAAATCAAACGAGATGATCCTAAAAGACGGAAAGCGTTTCGTGCAAGACATAGTTGTGATGATGATATAGGGCCCAAGTGGAAAGCAAGATATTGGAGTTGTTACCAATGGCGTGCTGGTGCAAAGGTGGACAACTGATGAAATCATTTAAACAATATCTTAGAGAAAAAGAAATTGCTTGGCAACAAAGCACTTCTAAGATGATATTTGATTTTGGTCAAATAGCTACTATGAAAATTCCATTAACATCTAAGACAATGGAATGGATTTTCAAAGTACAGATACCAAGAGCAACAGTATTTCATGTTACAACTGGTATTGGGTTACAGAATTTAATAAAAATACAGAATAAGAAAAAAGCAATCTCCGCCTTTTTTAATATGGATAGTACTTATATAGATTCGGGAATAAAGGGTGGTTCGGGGGTTGTTGCAGAATTGGATGCAAATATTATCATGTCAAGTAAAAGTGATGTACTGAGTATGCCAGATAAGACAGGCAGACGGTGGGTTGAATTATACAATATAGATCCAAAAGAGAAGATGCACAAAGAACTTGAAAAGATGTTGATGGATCTTGCAATAAAACATGACCCCAAAAATAAAGAGTTTTTAAAAATAGAACCAGATATAGGAATAGGTGCTTGGTACAAAATGCAAGGAGATTTTCAAGATGATGGTAAGAAGATGTCTTTGATAATTGCAGATTATATTGATGGTGTAAATGATATTCTCAAGAAACACAAAAAAGAGATTCAAGGTGCAGTTCATGGGTATTATGTCAGAAGGGGAACGGTAAAATTTAAACATTCTTCTGGTCGTATGGTAGGTGGTGATTCAGAAATGAGTGAATGGAATGCATGGGATGAACAAGTGGTAGACCAAATTAAAATTGAGAAAGTTCATACTTATAATACGGCAACCAGATCAGCAGATTGGGTAAAAGATTCAGTAATTCCAAGATTAGGTAAAATACCACATAAACATTGGAAATCTACTAAAGAATTATCAACTTACATCAGTCAAGTTGCACAAGCAGAAGTAAGAACATTGGGAAATAGTAAAGGATGAAAACCTTTAAACAATATATCAAAGAAGCTCCAGCATGGACTGAAAGTTTATCTACCATGTTGTTTGATTTACCAAGAGAAGGTCTTAAAGATTTGAAGATTCCGTTGTCTCCTGCAATATTCAAAAGGATATGGCCAGAGTCAGTTCGTTCAAGAGTGTTCCATTTAACTGATGATGAAGGTATTAGGAAATTAAAAAAAATACAAGGAAAGAAAAAATCAATCTCTGCATTTTATAATATAGAAGATTATATACTCTCTAGTGGAATTAAAACAGATGGTGGTTATGTTGTAGAGTTAGAAGGTGATGTTCTTGCAGCCGCACCAGATGATATTTCAAGTCAACCAGATAAAACAGGAAGAAGATGGATAACTTTTAGTTCACTTATGAATCCATCTACTGCTAGTGATCCTGGCCTGGGGGGTGGAAGTAAACTCAAGAAAATAGAAAAGGATTTGGAAAAATTATTAGTAGAAATTCTTGTTAAAAATGGAATGGGGCCATACAAAAAAGGTTTGACCACCAGAGAACTTAACAGAGGATGGTCTTATCTTGGTAAATCTACTGGTGGAAAAGAAAAATCAATAATTATTAAAGATTACATTGATGGTATGGAAAAGATCATGAAGAAATATTCCAAACCATTGAAATCTATATTTACCGATTATGCATTTGATAAAGAACTTGTGCCAGATCCAGATAGTGGAGATAAAGCTTTGTGGGATGAAGTAGTAGTTAATAATTTCAAGATTAAGAAAATTCATGTGACTGAAGAGTTTGGAGAAGATTGGCAAGATGACGATGATATAGAAGGGTTTCCATTTGAACTATATCCTAATGGTAATGGAGATTTAATAGATTATATTGCTAGGACAAGAAATTCATGAAAACGTTCAAGACATATTTAAAAGAATTTGCCATAAAGAGTACATCAGATTATGTATTTGAAGTTGGGAGTCAGGCATTGGGTTCTTCAGCATTAAAGATTCCTATCTCCGGCCCTATGTTCAAAAGAATATGGCCAGATACGATTCGTACAACAGTTTTTCATGTATTGAGTGCAGAAGATATATATGAATTAAAAAAACTTGAAGGGAAGAAGAAATCCATTTCAGCATTTTTCTCAATGATGGCTAAGCAGTTTGAAGGTGGTATAGCTGCAGGAGGTGGCGTTGTTGCAGAACTGGATGCTGATGTACTTGTATCTGCTAGAGATGATATAATGAGTGAAGTAGATAAAACAGGTAGAAGGTGGGTTATGATGTCTTGGTTTGAGAATCAAACTAGAGAGAGGGGAAAATTTAGTAAAGTAGAAAAGGATCTCAACGTATTAATAAAAGGTCTTGTTGTAAAACATCTTGGCCCAATAATGGGACAAACTGAAGTCCGAAGAGCACAAGAATTTGATCTTTGGAAAAACATGAAAAGACATCTAAAAGATAGTAAAAAATTAAGTTTGGTAATAAAAGATTATTTTGATGGAGTAGAAAGAGTTATTAAAGCAAATAAAGAAGTAATGAGTAGTATATTTTATGGTTATGCAAAATCAAAAAGACAGACAGATAATGCATGGGATGAACAAATAGTCAATAATATTAAGATTAAAAAACTTCATTATCTACCAAAGGAAGAAGAAGTTGAAGATGAAGAACAGCAAGAAAATATAGATGCATTTGTTGCAAAATACAAGATACCAGCAAAGGCATGGAGTTATTCTTCGGAGTTAGAAATTTATACAAGGGAAGTTGTTGCAAAAGAAATTGGAAGGTAAAGAAGAAATAAAATAAATAGGTGTAAGAGATGATGTATTTAGTGGCACAATTTAATCTTCGTTAATTAGGGAGAGTCTACGATGTACTTT